GATGATAATGTTGAAACAGAAGTTGGAGATGTTTTTATTATGGATACAGGATTAGGAACTTTGGATCATGCTGCTGTTTATATAGGGGATCAAACTATTCTTCATCATTGTGTGAAAAGACTTAGTTGCAGAGAAACTTATGACCAAAAGTATATAGAATGGACAAAGAAGAGGTATCGCTATGCTCAGTAAAATTAAAGTTTACGGAAGATTAGCTCGATTTCTTGGAGAGCGTACATTCGAGGCTGAAATATCAACTCCACTCCATGCTTTTAAGTTTTTATTAGCAAATTTTCCTCATTTGGAAGGGCACATGATAGAGCAAAATTATTGTGTAAAAGTAGGAAAAAATGAGATTGATGAGACAGAATTATTTAACCCAATAGGTCAACAGGAAATAAAAATAATACCAATAGCAACAGGTTCTAGAGGTTTTACAAGAATATTAGCAGGAGTAGCATTAATTGGACTCGCTATTGCTGCACCAGCAGTAGGATTAGGTTTAGGACAGGGCACGAGTCCTTTATTTTTTGGTACAACAGCTACAGGACTAGGAGGTGCGTTGACAGCAGCAGCAGGAAATTTAGGTATTTACTTAGCATTATCAGGAGCAGCACAGATGCTTACTCCTGTTCCACAACCTCCAGGGGTTTCTGAAGATCCACAATCTCAAAACTTTTCATTTAGTGGAGTGCAGAATACATCAAGAGCAGGAACGGCATTACCTGTGATTTATGGAGAAATTTTTGCTGGTTCTCTAGTAGTATCAGCAGGAGTTGATACAGTACAGATAAAAGGTACAGCGTAAATGGGTTTTTTTAAAGACAACGATTTAAGTGTAGAGGTAAAAGTAGATCCTACCTTACCTAAAGATGTATTAAGTAGTAAGCAATTTGCTACTCTTGTTGATGCGCTTAGTGAAGGTGAAATAGAGGGTTTTCCATCAGCAGCAGGATTTACTAAAGGAACAATTAATTACAATAATGCAGCATTAAAAGACGTTTATTTAGGAAAGACACCAGTTTTACGAGCTAGTGCTGATGTGACTAATCTTCAACCAACAGACTTTAACTTTCAAGACGTATTATTTGAACCTAGATTTGGGACATCAGATCAGACATTTATTGCAGGAATAAAGGACATTGAATCTGAAACAAGTGTTGGGGTGAAAGTGGAAAACGGGACACCTGTATCAAGACAAATTACTAACTCTAATATTAATGCTATAAGAGTGACTCTCAGATTTAACTCACTTCAAACTTTTGAAACTAATGGAGATGTTAATGGTGCAACAGTAGATTTAAAAATAAAAATTATTCAAAATAATGGAACAACCACAACTCCAATAGATGATACTGTCAAAGGAAGAAGTTCGTCAGCATATAACAGAGATTATCGAATAGATATTCCAGCTACACACGTTTTTCCTATAACAGTAAGCGTTGAAAGAACAACTGCTGATGCTGAAGACCCAACAAGATTAAGAGATGAATTTTTCTTTCAATCTTTTACTGAAATTATTGATGAGCAGAGACCGTATCCTGACATTGCTCATGCAGCATTAAGGTTCGATTCTGAACAGTTTTCATCTATTCCCAGACGAATGTATAAGGTTCGTGGGGTGAAAATAAAAATACCTCATAACGGAACTGTAGAAGCTGCAACAGGAAGGATAACTTACTCAGGTACTTTTAATGGAACGCTTACTACAGCTAAAGTTTGGTGTTCAGATCCAGCTTGGATATTGTTCGACCTTTTAACAAACACTAGATATGGTTTAGGAGATCATATAACAGAGGCTCAACTAGATAAGTTTGCTTTTTATAGTGCCTCTGTTTATTGCTCAGAATTAGTAGATGATGGACTTGGAGGACAAGAGCCAAGATTTAGTTGTAATACTATCCTTCAAGCAAGACAGGATGCTTATGAAGTTGTAAATTCTCTTACTTCTGTAATGAGGTCAATAAGTTTTTGGACTGCTGGTTCTCTTACAATTTCACAGGATAGACCTACAGACCCAAGTTATCTATTTAATTTAGCAAATATAACATCACAGGGATTTGGATATTCTGGTACAAGTCTTAAAACAAGAGCAACTATAGTTTCTGTATCATATTTTGACATGGATAACCAAGAGTTAGATTTTGAAACTGTAGAAGATGTCTCCGCAAAAACTAAATATGGTGTGTTACATAAAAAAATTACTGGTTTTGCGTGTAGCTCCAGAGGGCAAGCTGCAAGATTAGGTAGATTTTTATTGTTTGAAGAGCAAAATTCTACTGAAACGATTAACTTTACTACTGGATTGGCTGAAGGAGTTGTTGTAAGACCTGGGCAAGTTATCGAAGTGAGCGATCCAGTAAGAGCAGGATTAAGAAGAGGAGGAAGAATAAAAGCAGCAACAACCACAACTGTAACTGTAGATGATACGGAGGATACAGATTTAGATTCTACAAATAGCCCTACACTTAGCGTTATTTTGTCTGATGGTTCAGTCGAAACTAGAGATGTAAGTGACATTAGTGGTGCGGTAATAACTGTTTCATCTGCTTTTTCCTCTGCTCCAAATGCAAATAGTATTTGGATTTTAAGCAACACTACCCTACAAACTACAACATGGAGAGTTGTTAGCGTAACTGAAGATAAAGATAATTATGCAGTTATTGGAACGGCTTATAACTCAGGAAAATTTGCATTTATTGAAGATGGATCACCTTTACCTGTAAGAAATGTATCTATTCTTAATGAATTAAAAGATGCTCCTGGTAACTTAACTGCTTCACAACAATTCTATGTAGAAGATGAAAAAGCAAAAGTAAAAATTATTTTAGATTTTGAAGGTGTTCAAGGTGTTAGTCAGTATAGAGTTCAATATCGTAAAGATAATGGAAACTTTACAACCGCTAGAATAAATAGAACTGATTTTGAAATTTTTGATGCGAGTCAAGGTAGATATGAGTTTAGAGTATTTAGTTTAAATGCAACATTAGAAGCATCAGCCGAACCAGCTACTTTAGTTTTTGATGCGATTGGAAAAACAGCAGTTCCAAGTGATGTAAAGAATTTATTTATAGAACCAATCTCAGATCAATTTGTAAGACTACGTTTTGACAAGTCTACAGATGTTGATGTTATTCATGGTGGAAACGTAGTTGTTCGTAGTAGTAACCTAACAAGCGGTGCAACATTTACCAATGCAGTTGACGTAATCCCTGCACTCCCAGGGTCTATCAACGAAACGATTGTTCCGAATATTGTTAATGGAACGTATCTTCTTAAGTTTCGTGACGATGGGGGAAGATTAAGTGCTGGAGATGCTTCTGTTGTAATGATCCAAACAGAGCCAGATGTATTTCCTAAACTTGTAGTTTTGACGGATAGAGAAGATTTAGATAATCCTCCGTTTCAAGGTTTTAAAGATGACTGTTTCTTTTCTGAGGAAGTAAATGGATTAGTCCTTGGTTCGACAGCATTTTTTGATGACGTTACTGATTTTGATGCTGTTGCTGATGTAGATTTCTTAGGTGATGTGGATAAAACAGGAGGTTCTTATGATTTTGCAAATACTTTAGATTTAGGAGGAACACAACCTTTAACTTTACGCAGACATATGGTTTCGCAGGGTTTTTATCCTAATGATTTGATTGACAAAAGAACAGGATTAATTGATATTTGGACAGACTTTGACCAAGCTACTGCATTTGATGTCAATGCAAAATTACTGGTTGCTACTACTCAAGGAGATCCTGATGCTACTGTAGCTGCTACTTATGCTCAAAGCGGAACAACTATAACTGTCACAAAATCATCTCATGGTTATGCAGTAGGTTCTTTTGTTGTTTTAGATTTTACAAGTGGTGCAAATAATGAGTTAGATGGTTTTTATGAAATTAAGACTATACCAAATGCAAATACGTTTACAGTAACAGCCACTATAAGTAAAACAACAAGTGGAAACTGTACATTCAGTGCTCAATTCTCTCAATTTAATCCTTTTGTTAATGGTGTTTATGTAGCCAGAGGATTTAAATTTAAATGTGAAATGAGTACAGATGATCCTGCACAAAGTATTGAAGTAGATCAACTTGGTTATACTGCTGAAATAAAAAGCAGGACAGAAACAAGCCTTGGTAACGCAGGAGCTACTACAGGAGGTCATATTGCATCTGGAACGTCAACAAAATCAGTTACATTTACAAATAGTTTCTTTACAGGTCAGTCAGGAACTCTCGTTCCAGCAAACTCTGTGTTGCCTTCTATAGGCATAACCATTGAAAATGCACAGCAGGGAGATTTCTTTACGCTATCATCTATTACGGGAACGGGTTTTGATATTGATGTGAAAGATAGTAGTGGAAATAATGTTAATAGAAATTTCAAATATGCTGCTACTGGATTTGGGCGTGGTAGTTAGAGTTGAATTAAGATATACTTAGATAAAAATTGGATTAAGTAATGGCTACACATGATTATGTTATAGACAACTCTACGGGAGCTAATGTCCGAGCTGATATTAATAATGCTTTAAGTGCGATTGCTACAAATAATTCAAATTCTTCTGCTCCAACTACTACATATGCAACTCAGTTTTTTGCTGATACTTCAGCATCAATAATGAAGTTGAGAAATACTGCTAATAATGCTTATGTAAACTTATTCACGTTAGCTGGCGGGCCAGCTTTTGCTGTTGATGGAACAATAAATTCAGTAAATATTGGTAAAGGTGCAAACTCTGTTGCTGGTAATACTGTCCTTGGAGAACTTGCTTTAGATGCTGCTGTAACTGGTCAAAATAATACTGCTATTGGTAAAAGTTCTCTTTCGGGAAATACTTCAGGTGAAAGAAATACTGCAATTGGCATGCAAGCTCTTCTTCAGAATACAACTGGAACTAATAATACTGCTGTCGGTGTAAATAGCCTTTACACAGCTACTACTGGTACTGGTAACACAGCTTTTGGTGATGCAGCTTTATTCTCAAACACAACCGCTTCTAATAATACTGCTATGGGCAGAAATGCTTTATTTGCAAACACAACTGGAACAGAAAATGTTGCTATTGGACTTGGGGCACTACAATCAAGCACTACATCAGATAATAATACTTCTGTTGGATTCCAGGCTTTAAATGCTAATACAACAGGAGCAAATAACACTGCTTTAGGTCGTATAGCATTACAACTCAATACAACTGCAAGTAATAATACAGCAGTAGGAGCAAGAGCATTATTGTCAAACACAACTGGAGCTAACAACGTAGCCATAGGTTCTCTATCTTTAGATTCTAATACCACAGCAGCTAATAATACTGCCGTGGGTTATTCAGCTTTAGGAGCAAATACAACTGGGACACAAAACACAGCAAGTGGTAGTAATGCTTTAACAGCTAATACATCTGGTGATGCAAATACTGCATTTGGTAATCAAGCCTTAGAAGCAAACACAACAGCAAATAATAATACAGCAGTTGGTTTCGAAGCTTTAAAAGCAAACACAACTGGATCAAATCTTGTTGGTATCGGAGCTACTGCTTTATTAACAAATACGACTGGGACAAGTAATGTGGCTGTGGGTCTTGAAGCATTAAAATTAAACACTACAGGTAGTAATAATGTTGGAATCGGTCAAGAAGCTCTACAGAAAAACACAACTGCTAGTAATAATACTGGTGTTGGACATAATGCATTAAAAGACAACACAACTGGAGCATCTAATGTAGCTGTTGGAATGGAAGCACTTGAGCTGAACACTACTGGATATTCTAATACTGCTTGCGGTATGAGATCAATGGAAGCTAATACAACAGGATTTGAAAACACTGCTTGTGGTACAGGTTCATTATTTTCAAATACTACTGGTAGTAGAAATACTGCTGTGGGACAAAATGCTTTAGTTCTTAATACTACTGCGTCAGATAATACTGCTTGTGGTCAAGATGCATTATTTTCAAACACAACAGGAGCGCAAAACGTAGCTGTAGGTGCAGCTGCTTTTGATGCCTCTACTACATCATCAAACTGTGTTGCTATCGGTCATAATGCTTTAACAACTCAAACAGCAGCTAATGACAACGTAGCAGTTGGTAAAGACGCACTAAAATTAAACACAACTGGTGCTTCTAATACTGCTTTAGGTAAGGATTCTTTGGAGTCAAACACCACAGCAACAGGCAACACTGCTGTAGGTAGTAGCTCATTATCAGACGCTACAACAGGTCATTCGAATAGCGCAGTTGGATTTGCAGCTTTAGCAAGTCTTACAACTGGAATTGATAATACAGCTATGGGTCGTGATGCACTATATACAAGTACAACTGGACAATACAACACAGCTGTAGGTAGGTCAGCATTAACTTTGGCTACATCAGGTAGTAATAATACCGCAGTAGGTGAAAATTGTATGCGAACCCTTACAACTGGTGGCGATAACACCGCAGCAGGCGTTGGTGCAATTAGAAATAGTACAACAGGATCTAATAATACTGGTATTGGAAGGGCTGCTGCTGGAGGTCTCACAACAGGTTCAAATAATACCTGTTTAGGACATGATGCTGGTGTCTCAGGCTCTCCATTTAATCTCACAACTTCTAGTAACAGGGTAATAATTGGAGATAGTAATGTTACAAATGCCTATATACAAGTTGATTGGACAATAACATCTGACAAAAGAGATAAAATTGATTTTGGTACTGTTCCACATGGTCTTGATTTTGTAAATAAATTAGAACCAGTAAGTTATTATATGAGAAAAGATAGAGATAGTAATAAAAGACACGGACAACAACATTATGGATTTATTGCACAAGATATTGTAGCTTTAGAGGGAGACAATCCTGTAATAATAGATACTGAAGAAGAATATAGACTGAAATATAAGGGTGAACATTTAGTGCCTGTTCTTGTTAATGCTATAAAAGAATTATCCGTAAAAGTCACAGCCCTCGAAGCAGGGTAAACTGTAAACAAATCTATTTCTAATTATGGAAGAAAGAACCGCAGATGAAATCGCAGCAATTTTCTCTGCTGCTGGTGATAGCGTAACTGTTATTGGAACGGCTCAAGCATCAGATGAAACTGATGATGATTTTAAAGACAAGATCAAACGTAATGTAGAGCATCTTGAAATTATCAAGAACTACAAGAAACTTGATGGAACAACATCTATCTGGACATCTGAATCTTTTACAGACATAGATGCTGCTATTACTGCTGGCAAAAAACTCTACTAAATTATGAATTTACAGGAAAGATTGCAGCAACTTGCACAGCAAAGGGAACAACTTTGGATCGCTTTACATGAAGTTAACGGGGCAATGAAGATCCTTGAGGAACAGATTTTGGAGATTCAAGAGACATCCGAAGCAATCCCGCCATCAAATACAACGGCATCAAAGCAACCAAAAGAAACAGCGTCATCAATGTAAGTGGCCCTGCTAATCTTATTAAAATTTCTCTTAACATAAAATGTTTCAAAAAATAGCCAATGTTTTAAGCATTGTTTCATTCATTATGGTAGCTTCCATGAGTGGTGGAACGTACTTTGCATATAAATATGTAACATCAGAACAATTTAAAGCAAAAGTTATGACTGAAATCATGGGGAATGTACAAACATTGATGCCAAAAGTGTTGGATAACACAATGCCTAATATGTCTGGCCCTGCTTTGCCTATCCCGAAGAAATGAACTGCTGGCACTGTAAAACTGAATTAATTTGGGGTGGAGATGCAGATATTGAAGAGGACTTCCAGCCTGTACTATACCAAGAGTACTCAATGGTTACGAATCTTAGTTGTCCCAAATGCGACTCATATGTAGAAGTCTATAGAAGAAGAGATGCTTACGATTAATGATTTTTGGATTTATAAAAAAGTTAATAAAACACTACGTTGATAAATTAATTACTTGGTTGCGTATGCAAAAATTTAATTTAGAGCTAGATAATGACATAAAAAAGTATCACGAAGAAATGGATAAAAAAGTAAAAAAGCTAAAAATTATAGAAAAAGGAACTTTTGGAGAAGATGGTTGGTCTATTTCTATTGGAGATGTAAAAGATGGAAATTCGTGAAATAAAAATACCAGAGATCCCACAGATAAATGTTAATAATTATATTTCTACCCCACTACCAATATTAAATGTACCTCTACCAAACATAGATTTACCTGGATGTGTTAAGACTCATAGAGATGCAAGTATAAAAAATACACAAATAATTGAGGATGATACTAATGGAGCGTTTTATAGTTGTCCAGAAGGCAAGATACCTTCTTTCGTTCCAATAAATTATGATAGGAAAAAAATTGAAATTGTAGAGCAAAAACAAGAAAAGTCTGTAAATAATGCTAATATCCCAGAACCTAAAACACCTGAGATTCCCGATATTCCAAAAGAAAAAGAGCAGATAAAAATAGAACCCTGCCCAGGTAGCAAAGATCAAAGAGTAGGAGACTTTCGTAACGAAAAACGGTTGGAGCGTGTCATCGGACATGAAAGAGGTGATGATGGGATTGAGTGCATCACTCTATATGAAGACGTTCCTTTTGTGGATCAATACATCCCAGAACCGAGCACTATTGTTTCTACTGCTGTTATCGGTCTTGTGGCTGCGAGTAGCCCTCTTATTCTCAATATAATTAAGCCAGCCATAAAAAATATCGTGAAAAAACTTACAAAGAAAAAAGATAAGGTAGAATAATAATCCGTAGATGAGTTTAATACCCGTGGCTTATCTACTTTAATTTGTGAGTATGTGGTAATACCTGATTAGCTTTTGGCACTAAATAAACATCTTTACAGATATTAAAAAATGGACTATCCGTAGTCAGCATTATGCCCTCTTGTTTTAATTTTCCACATTCACGGATTCTTGCTATCTGCCAATCAAGCCTTTTGTTCTCTAGTACTTGTTTTTGTATAGAAATCTGTGTATCAGCAGCAGATTTACATTGATTTTGAAATCCTCTATCTAGTGGAATACTGAATGTAGCTGATATTCCAAAGTTCAAAGCATAACTATCTTTATTCGTTCCAGAATAATTCTTTTGATTGAAAAGTACATTACCTGGGTTATCTGGTACACCATCATCATTAGCATCCGTTGGATCGTAGAAAGGTGTTTCATAATAATCCCGATAAGGCTTGAGGTAATTTGCCCCAAATGTAGTAAATGGGCTAATGGATAAAGTTGGCCCTTGGCATATAATATTCCCACCATACTGATTAGTTGTCATATTACCCGTCAAAGTTTGTACAGCCATATTTGTGACGGAACCATTATTTGACTGCGAAACAGCATTAGCTAAAACTTGTGCGGGAGAAAGCAGAATTACTGGGAGAACACTGAGGTACTTGTGACTACGCTTGTTGACTCTATGTTTCTTTGGATCGTAGTCACGTTTGATACCCCACCTGGGCCACGATAAGTTTCTGTAAATTGAAATGCGTTCCCAGAACTTGAATCGGTTAGTGTGAATACTGGTTTGTTGTTTGTCGATAAATCTAGTCCTGTCCATGTCTGACTCTCTCCGTTTATAGTCCCTGTAACATCCGTTGTATTTGGAGCGACTGATCCATCGGTTGTGACTCCCAATCCAGTAACAGTGTACTCATAAGAATTACCAAAATAATCTGTAGAAGTAATAGTCTCACTGATTGAGGTCGTTGTATTCGTGGTGCTTGAAAGAGTTCCCGTTGTAAAGTTCGGGACAATAGGCTGTGATTTAACAGGTATGGCATACAACAGAAGCAACAATAAGAGCTTTTTCATAAATCATCTTATAGTTAGCTCCGTTACGAACTGTCCTGTAACAGTAGAACCCGAATCTCCTTCATGTAATCCTGTGATTCCATGACCTGATGTGATAGATCCAGCAAAACCATCTCCACTTCCAGCTACAGTTGAGATCACGCTACCAAAATTAGGAACTGTTCCAGCAGTAATAGTGCTGTTACTGCTTGGAATCGTATCTGCTGCTGTAAATGATTCTGTTAGTGACCATGTACTTGCACAGTTAGCAGGATCTTCTCCACATCCATTTATAGAATAATCTCCAGCATTTAAAGTAACTGCACCATTACTTACAGTTAAACCTCCGATCTGATCGTTTGAATCACTTGTTCCGATATTACTGCCAGAGGCACTATACGATGCACCAATCCGTGTTGCCTGTGTCATTGCAGCGTCAACTTTTACACTTACGCTTGATGTAAACTTTGAAGTTATATCAGCATAAGCTGGTGCTGATAATAACAGTAGTAAAGGGAGTAACTTCTTCATTTTTTACTGATACCAACATTGTTGTCTTTATTAGATACTACATTAAATGGCCTCTTTTTGCCATTTGCGTTGTTTTTCACTTGGAGACCCATATTCGACATCACAGCACTGAGGAGTCCTGCTGCAAAAGTCGTATCAATTTGTTTGATTGAATTTCCGAAGTATGCGTAAGAAATTACCGCCAAACTCCAAAAAAGTATAATCATCTGGACAAGGTTGGATAATACAGAAGGACTTTCTTTTTCCTCCTTTTCTTCTATTTCTGGGTCGGTTTTCGGGTCTTGAGATGCCATAATCTTAGTGATATACTATAAATATAAGGATTGAGGCCAAGTTTGGCAAATAGCGGTAAAGTAGAAATAGACACTACATACAAATGGTAAAGATTTTAAAACCTATTCTTCTTGTATTTATCAAGTCCAAAGCGATGAAAAGGTTAATACTGGATTTGCTAAAGGCACTAGCCAAGCAGACAGACAATACGCTAGATGACCAAGCAGTAAGTTTTATCGAAGCCAGAATGTTCCCAGGCTCTAATACAAATCTTCAATGATATGAAAAACGACAGCTTCATAAAATTTATCTCAACTCCTCTACCTATGGAGACACAGTTAGCAGTTGAAATGAGATGCAGAGAAGTTATGGGCTGTAATGATATAGACAAGTTAAAGGCTTTTTGCATAGATATGATGAAAAACCATGCAAGAACCGAAGTTGTACTGTCTAACGCAATGATGCGTATGCTGGAGCTTGAAGCAAAATTAGCTGTTATTCAGACACCACCAATTAAAAATAAATTATTTTACAAATTTCGTTTATTTATAGAAAAAGTAAAACTTATAAGACAGATAAGACAGCACCAAAAGAATCATTCGCAACGAGCGTAAGCTGCCTGTTGCTTAGAAACTATCATCTCAGGATACTGGATTGTTTCCCATCTATGTCCACATCCATAACATTCTCTTCTGCGAATGATTATAAATTTTGAGTTTCTATCAGATCGGACAACCTTCTGATCGCTGTAGGTCTTACAGCCAGGGCACTCGACCCATGTTATTCTTTTCATTTTTACTTTTTGTAAATTGTCTTTAAATAGTTTGTTTCAATAGCATTTCTTTGCTCTACATACTCTTTGTTTGACATATTTTCAAACAGGTATCTATCAGACAAATCGGCTAGTGCTTGGTGATACTGCTTTTCTGTCATTGGAACAGTGTTTAAATAATGTCTTTTTCTGTAATATCGACCCAGTGAAACCAATCAATAGTGGATTTTAGAATACAATCTCCAAAATCTTTTTCTTCATATCTGAAAGTTCTTTTCAAGTCTGGATCGTAATAAATTTGTCCGATGTAAGGACTTTTTGGGAAAGCAATCCCTAGTGATGATCGAAAATAGATAGACATAATAGTTGTTTTAATCTTTCTGCTTTCTTCCGTCAATTCGTCTTTGTACAGATTCTCTCCACATCAACTCATCTTTGGCTTCAGCAATTTTATATT